CTCTGCGCTTGCACTCGAGCACGTTTTGCTACACCATCTACTTCAGCAGTGATACGAAATTCTTTGTTGAGATGGCGGGCAGCATGCATCAGCCCACTTGGATCACTTTCCGCTACACTTGCTGCATACTCTTTGCCTTTGTGCTTGACATCGCCTTGCTTGTCTGCTCGTTTCTTGTCTTTGTGTTGTCCAGCGCCTGAAGTAGTTTTCATAGCGTTCTTGGCAACAAAGTTGCGTGGCTTTTCTGCGGGGATTATATCTTTTGCTCTCATTTTATTTTCCTGCGTATTTGTCTAAAATTTTTGAAGTTTGTTTATAGTTTGAGAATTTTAACTTCAATAGGGTGATAAATTGCTCAAACTGACTGTGCGATTTAAAGAAATATATTTGCGACATCGAGTCGCCGGTTAATCTTCCAGTTTCGGGAAATCTCTTAATAGTGCCATTGATATCAAAGTATGCAAACTGATTATTGAGTTTGACTAACGTATGGTTTTTATTAAAGTGAGCTACAGTGATAAATTGAGAAATCGGAGTTGCTTGTACACTGGCATACACATATGATTCATTAACTATCGGTTCCGTAGTTGCATGTAGGTCTAAGAACTTGCGGATTGATTGAAAATCTTCTCTATTTTCATAAAGAGCAGGGTTTGATAATAAGTGTTCGCGGAGCATCTCGTCGTGGATTCTATCTACATCGACTGTCTCGACAGATAAATTTTTGTTAATGCCCATGCCCTTGCGAACAGCATCAAACAATGGCTTGGCTAATTCGCCTGCTCCCGTTGCTGCTCTAAATGCTTTAAAGTCATTGCCAGCAGCCGCAGCTCTAGCACCACTAGCACTAACTCCAGCAACTCCTTCAGCGCCGTCTTCTCTTTCGCCACTTGACACAAAGTCAATCATACCAAACTTATAAAAACCATGTGCTTTACCTTCTACACCGTTATAAGCGTTCAGCAGTTTTTTCATATCTTCTAAACGATCACTGCCTGCTACAAACGTAGCATCGGTGTAGCCTTGCTCATGTAGATAACTAGCTACCTTTACAACAGTATTAAGACTTGCGTTGTCTACAACATCTTTGGCATATTGTGGAAACATTTCTTTTATAAATTCAATTTTGGTGCTGTAGTCTAGGGGATTCTTCTTAGGGTCTTGACTTTGGCTAACAAATATCATCATATCTCCACCTTGACTTTTCATAGTATTGAGCACTTGCTCGTGTCCGATAGTGGGAGGATTCATTCTGCCAAAACAGAAAGTAACATGTTTAGTACCGGCTTCAAATAGTTCTTTAAGCAACATTATTTGTAATCGCCTTTGCCAATATGACGTTCTTGTTGTTCTGCAAATTTCTTTGCTAGATCAATTAGTTTTTCTTTAGGAAATTTTTCTGTTCTATCGCTAATATCATATTTGTCGCAATAATCTTCCATGGCCGTTTGTATAGGTTTGATATAGACCTTAAAAACGTGAGGATTGCCTTTGTGTTCTTCGTGACGCTTGATAGCTGGGAAGAAGTGATGATTCAATAGTACGTCATTGTTGTCAATGAAGAACTTGAGATCGTCTAACCAATCTACTTCTTGCTCATTATCTTTGGGTGCGCCAATAGGCGAAAACATCTCTTTTAATAGCATTACCTAACTCCGTAAGGTGATACTATATTTATCGATGTTTGCTAGTTAACAATTATATCGGATTTCGGTAATTGTGCCTTCTTCTAACTGGTATGCAGCACGAATAAACACGAATTTACCGGTAAACGTGCAAGTTGCATTAGTAGTAAGAGGAGTACTATCTATTGAAGTAAGTATTACATCGCTGTAATCATAAACTACATCAACCCAATCACTATTGCTGGGATATAGTTCTAAGGTAGCTTGTATTTTTACACTGCCTTTAAAATTATCAAACTCAAATACCGCAGTATGAATACCATTACCGTTCTTATAGTATCCGCTACCGCGGGCTTTATCGGAATATTGCCAAGTTGATGCTTGACCGTCGTCGGTTGCGTTGGATAATAAAACTATAGTTTCTATGCTCATAGCATTATTTATCGGAAACTACAAACTTATAGATTCGTCCTACAGCGTCAGCACTGCGTAGTTTTAGCATGAGCAGCGTAGATTCATCTTCTACTAGCACGTATCTACGATCCCAGTTCCAGTTAGTAGTTATAAACCATCCTGTTATAGAATCAGAACAAGTGATCCTGCCATCTTGTGCTCTAAGCCACTTGATAAAACCGACCTTACCCTCAACATCGTTGGCCATCTTATGCGGTCTAAGATATACTCTATATCTATATCTATCCTTAGGCAGTTTTTTAACAATGATGCAATTACTATTGTTGTTTAGTAGGTCTATAGATGCTTCTTCGGGTGCAAACCTATGTATCAGCTGCTTTGTAAGTGCAGTGGAGAACTCTTCATACACAACAGGATTGTTGGTATATAGATCTAAACTTGCTCCTTCAATACGGATATTGAACGTATCTTTACTGTGTTGTTCCAGCATGGTAAAGAATGTAAGAAGATTTTCTCTATTATTCCATGCTTTCATAACAGTAGAATGTATAGTACGCGATTCAGGCCGTTCACCTGTTAACAGTTCCTTCAACTCTTCTATGGATTTTGTTCTGTATAAGGAGCAGCCGTCTAAACTGAAGCTGACCTTATACAGCCACTTACCGTAGAATTTACGAGTTGTTGTCTTAGTTATCAGTGATAACATCAGTAGTCTCTTGTTGTGCAGCAGCTTTGGCAGCTCTAAGAACTTTACGTTCTTCTTTGGTCAACGGCTTTGGAATAGCTGTCACTGTAAAGTCTAACCTGTCACCAACAACTTCAACAGCTACACGCCCGCCGTTGACTAAGTCACCAAACAATACTCTACGGCTCAACGGTGATTTAAGTTCATTGTCGATGAGTCTTGACAAGGGACGAGCACCCATCTTCTTATCGTAGCCACGTTCGGCTAACCACTTGACTGAGGCCTTGCTAGCAACGATCTCAATACCTTTATCTTTCAGCTGTGTATTCAGTTCACCGATAAACTTGCCAACAACCTGTAGAACAGTCTCTGGGCTCAAGCTCTTAAACTTGATAATGGCATCTAAACGATTACGGAACTCAGGAGTAAAGAACTTCTTAACTGCTTTATCGTCCTCGCCTTCCTTGCCTAAGTCACCAAAGCCAATAGTATTCTTATCGTTATCGGCAGCGCCTAAGTTGCTGGTCATAAGCAAGATAGTATTACGACCATCTGCCTGTTTCCCATTAGATCCAGTGACAAAGCCGTTATCCATAAATGCCAACAAGATATTTGTGACATCGGGATGTGCTTTTTCAATCTCGTCTAGCAATAGGATAGCGTTGGGAGTTTCTTGAAGTTTAGTAATCAACTGACCAGCATTGTCTTCGTAGCCAACATAACCAGGAGGAGCACCAATCAAACGAGATACACTGTGCTTTTCCTGATATTCACCCATGTCAAATCGGATCAACGACATGCCCATCTTATCTGCAAGTGCTTTGGCGGTTTCTGTTTTACCTGTACCAGTTGGGCCAAGGAACAAGAAACTACCAATAGGCTTGTTAGGAGCCTTCATACCAGCTTGTGCTACAAAGATCTTATCCAGCAAACTATCAACAGCAGTGTCTTGTCCGTAAACAGCAGTCTTAACACCTTTCTCTAGATCAGCAAGACTCTTAGATTCTTTCTGTGCAACTGTTTCCAATGGCATATTGATCATCTTACTGAGTTCGTAAGTGATTTGTTCGATGTCAACAATCTGTTCAACACCCTCCATGCCTTCGTCATCTTTGAGTTTATAACGAGCACTAGCACAGTCAAGGATGTCGATGGCCTTATCGGGTAACTTTTTATCTGCCATGTACTTGACACTTAGCTTGACTGCTTGTTCAATGGCAGCATCGCTAATTTTAACATTGTGATGTTGCTCATAATACTTCTTAAGACCTTTAAGAACCTTAATAGCCATTTCTGGACTTGGCTCATCAATAGTGACACGTTGGAATCGACGCATTAGGGCGCGATCACTTTCAAAGTACTTGCGATATTCTTCCCAAGTGGTTGAAGCAATCAGTTTGATAATGCCTTTGGTCAACATGGGCTTGAGCATATTGCTCATATCGTTAGAACCAGAACTGCTTGCGCCTGCGCCATTCATCATGTGCGCTTCGTCAATAAACAGAATAATCTTGCCTTTCTTTTCTAAAGCAGACATGACTGCTTTAACTCGTTCTTCAAAGTCTCCACGGTACTTAGATCCAGCTAGCATTGAACTGATGTCAAGAGTGTACACTTGATGATCTTGAATAAACTTAGGAACTTTCTTTTCAAAGATCTTACGTGCAAGTCCTTCTGCAATAGCAGTCTTACCAACACCTGGGTCGCCAACCATAAGAACGTTGCTCTTATTACGACGAGCAAGTACTAGTTGAATCTTTTCAAGTTCTTCGTCACGACCGATAACAGGATCGATTGTACGCTGTTTGGCCTTGAGACTTAGGTTAGTACAGAATTGATTTAAAATTTTATCTGCTTGAGTTGCATTAGCAACTTTGGTTTGCATTGCTGGCTCGTCATCATTTTCGACCACAATAGTTTCTTGAAAATACTTTACAAATTTTTCTTTGGTCACACCACCTTTGGTTAAGAAAAAGTAGGCAAAACTGTTCTTCTCGCTGAGAACGCTGACCACAACATCTGCTACTTCCATACGCTGGCGACCGCCAAACAATACCTGTGTAAATGCGCGATTGAGAACACGTTCAACACTGTTGGTCTTTTTAGGTTTGGCATTTGGTGTTGATGTTTTGATATCGTTAAGATTATTTTTTAAATAATGATCTATGTTTGTTTTGATAAAATTAACATCAGCGCCAAAACTTTCTAACAGTTTAAAAGATTCTTCGTCACTCATAATCCCAAAGACTAAATGCTCAAGGGTGATGTATTCGTGATTAAGGTCTTTGGCAATTGTCACAGAATGTTCAAAGATGTCTTGTAAATGCTTGCTTGGTTCGATCATTGGTTTAATTTCCTGTTTTAATTTGATTAATTTGTTCTATCTGAGATGCAGTTAAATTTTTAGGTATTACTACTTTAATTTTTAACATCATATGTCCGCGTTGTCTAGTTCTCATATCAGGCATTCCTTCACCTGGCACACGCAATACAGTTTCTGGCTGTGATCCAGCTGGGATGTTAATAGATAGCGTCTTATTGTCAATCGTTTTAATTTCAATAGCAACACCAACTAGTGCATCCCATACTGAGATTTCTTGTTCTACAAATAGTGTTGTTCTTTCTCTTCTAAATTTAGTATGGGGAAGGACATTTATGTTGACAATAAGATCGCCTGGCTGCAAGCTAGGAATAGAATGATCTCCCATGCCTTCGTATCTAATTTGTTGTCCTGCTTCTATACCTGGAGGAATTTGAATATTGATAACTTTACTCTTGCTTCCCGGAACACTAAGATCTGCTGTAAAATCCTTGCCGGTCAATACATCTTCTAGTGTAATATTGACATTAACGCTTAGGGTTTTATTTTTACGCTGAGGCTGCCGACCAAAACCAAAGTGGTTAAACATGTCATCCATATTCCCTGAATTAAAATGAAATTCAAATGGATTGCCTCCATGCGGATGCCTGCCCGGCTGTGCATTAGGATCGCCGCCTAGGTCAATAATCTGTTTCTTTTGTGGATCAGTTAGTGCATCATACGCAGTTGAAAGTTCTTTAAATTTATTTTGATCACCGCCACGATCGGGATGATGCTTCATCGCAAGTTTGCGATAAGCCTTTTTAATTTCCTCTTCAGAGGCACCTCGTTGTAAACCTAGTGTAGAGTAATAGTCCATAGTATATTATACAATAAAAAAAGGACCACGTCAAGCGGTCCTTTTATTTAATTAAGATTACTCAGCTCAAATTATTTCTTATCTTTAGTAGCACCGTTAACTTTAGTGCCTTCGTGCTTTTCGTGTATTTTTACAGTCTTGCACTTTTCAACTTCTTTGCCAGTTTTGGCATCGGTAGTTTTAATACAGACTTTCTTGGTCTTTGGTGCTTCATCTTTTTTAGCATCTGCCGGAGCAGCCGCTGGTGCAGTCACTACTGGTGTTGCTTTCTTTGGTTCTTCTTTGGCGCAGGCTGCTGTACCAAATGCCAACATGCTGGCAAATATTGATGTTGCTAATAGTTTCATTTAAATTGTTCCTTTATAGTTCTGGTTGGTCTGGTTGTACAGGCATTGGTTTTCCTGTACTGCTGAATGTTGGTGTTGCGGTAAATTGATTTGTGTTTCCACCAAAACTGGATACAGGTGTTGCTGGAACTGGAGTTGTACCCCAACTTGGTGCTGGACTGATTGGTACTGACGCAGATACGCTAGGTGCTGTTGCCCCTGACGAAAATCCTGCTGTTGCTGTTGTGGCTTGCGCATTGGCTGCTGTCCCCGATAGTTTTTCTTGTGTGCGACCAAAAGCCGCAATACCCAATACTGCCCCCATGGCAATATGAAACAGTCCTGCACCTTGCAAAGATAATGGATTCCATTGTGTGACAGGTTGCTTTAGTGCGGCCTGTAGTAGCGACCACATTACTGGAAATATGATCATGTCGCATACGCATACCACCATATACATCCAACCCATGGCTGGACGCCATAAGGTCTGCATCCATGCACCTGCTTCTTTTTCTTTGTTTTTACTCATGTTGTTCCGCTCCTATTGTGCTATTACTTAACGCTTTCAAAGATTTTCTTTTGTTCTTTGTACCATTCTTGCCATGCTTCTAATTTGGCTGCTGTTTCATGGCATGATCCATAGTTTTGAACTACTGTGTCGAGGAGCTCACTGGCTTTAACTTTGCTGGCGGTTCCATCAGTTGCTGCGGCACGCTCGGCCACTTCATTACGACTGGCGCTGTTGTGCAGGCTGACAGTACTGTTAGGCAAGCTACAGCTAGCATCCAACTGCTTGCCCGCAACTTCTTTGATGATTTCTCTGTTGACATAAACATTTTCCTTGATCACTTTGGTCTTGTAGACAATCTTTTCTTCTATTACTGTGTTGACTTTTTGGCTTTGTTCTTCTGCGGCTTTTACTTTGGCTTCTAACTCAGCTACCCGTTCTTTCCAGATGGCCTGCACTCCATACCCGCCCATGAAGAATGAACCCAGTACCAATGCCGCAACGCCAACTAGTTCTGCCGGCAACTTGTATTGACCCATCATGGGAATCCAGGTCACTAGTTTGCTAGCAATGTAAAGAACAACTCCGATACCTAGCAACAAATAGTAAATTATTATAAAAATACTATCTGGTACAATACTGAATAGCAGTCCTATCATGTCAAACCCCTAGCACGTGACAGGCATGTTCGTAATGTTTGATACGATCTTCAAGCCCAATAGTCCCACCGTTGATGCGTTTTGTAAGAGTAAGAATATCGCCCTTGTCTGCCCATTGATTTAATTTATTGCTTTCCCAGAACCAGCAGGCACTTTGTACCGCACCTTCAAATGTTCCTAGATATTCTGAAACATCTTCAACAGGCATTTCTAAACTGGCAGCAAACCATGAATAGTTTTCTTTACCAGTAAGTTGAATAAGTCCACGTCCGCAATAACGGAAACCGTCACCTGACGCTTCGTCACCGTTGCCCATACGACTAGCATAGATACGATTGGCAATAGCTTCTTGCTTATTAGGCATACTAGCATATCGGTTGGCAATTGCGTCATCGGGAAAATACTTAGGAAAAATTTTACGTAGACTTGCTGCCTTGTAATTTAAGTTTTCTTTTAGAGCATTAAATTCGCCACTTTCATGAGCACATTGTGCAACAAATGCAGCGATACGTTGTACAGTATTAATTTCGTATTCTGGAAGAATAGCACTTAGTGCCTCGTGCCAATGACTTACGTATTGATTCTTAGGAATCATTTGTGCTAATTGTTCTCGTGTAATATTCATTAGTCTATCCTTTGTAATAACATTGCTCTATCACCATTAGTAAATAAAAATTTATCTTGAATTTTATTAATGTTGTAATCGCCTAACACTTTGGTTAGCCAAAACATTTCAGCAGTAGCAGTAGGATCCATATTAGCTGCACCTTCAACAATAGCCGATGGATCTGCTTCGTTCATCCAGCGCATTCTAACATGATTGCCCCAAGGCTTATGGATAGTAATAACATCACCGTCAATCGTTAAGTCATCCATTAGGGTCTTATTGAAGAATTGTCTAACACCTTCTGTTCTAATCTTATTCATGAACCCTGCATATGCATCAGATGTAGACGGAATGCTTCTTAGGTTTTCTTCTGTAGCTTCACGAACTTGTTCTTCTTTGAAGTATTTAAATTTAAAATCTTCAACTCCTGTTAGCTTCTTAACACCGTAGGTTAGTTCTTTAATATTTTCAGCTAGTTTTGGTGTGCGACTAATTTCTACGAATACAGAATACTCACCTTGATTATCTTCGCCTGAACTAACATCAGCATCTAGTACAAAATCATAACCCTTTTCAATAAATTCCATTAGGTCTTTTGCAGGACTACGATCACTAACTTTAAAACTAACAACACATACGTCTTGGTCTTCTCCCATCTTGGATCTAAAAGAATCGACTTCAAAGATAGGATGTACCATTTCTTTTAGATCATCTGGACGTAGTCCTTCGTTAAGCTGCTGGTGCTGGTTGTTCTGCATTTGCCATCTCCTGTGCCTGTTGTTCTGCAGGATCGACAAACGCATTGACTCCGCTAGAGCTAACAATGTCTTCGATCTTATTCTTATCTAATTCGGTATAGCCACGGTTAATGTCTGTCATTAACTTCTTAGGCATTTTAATTTTGATCATCCATACAGGATTATGATCAATTTTACCTTTGCGTGTTCCTGGACGGATATCGTCAGGGTCTTTAATCTTTCTAACACTGGACATTGTTGTCTCAGCTACTTGTACAGTGCAACCATACTCTAATAAACGTTGACCGCCCTTTGGTTCAGGCATCTTATCATTCGGCCACATAAGAGTACACTCTACAAAATAGCGTGATTCTTTAGGACCTTCTACTAGCTCACCGTCAATCCAGTTGTCAAACACGTATACATCTAATTCATCAAAAACACGCTCAAAATCTTTAAGCAAGCTAAGACTGTTATTAGACCCGTAAACGTTTTCTATATTAGCAATAATGTCTTTAATATCGGCCATAAGTTCTCCCAAATGTATTTATCCTTCAAAACATTAACATAACTTTTAATATTCTGTTCAAAGTGTTAAATAAACATGTGTTCGGACACGGGCACTGCGGTTTGTAAGGTCCGTGCCTAACATCAACAAGGAGGGCTAACCTTAATATGAAGAGAAATAGAGCGCAAAAGCAGCAGAGTCCACAATATGACCCACGATTTGATACAAATGTGGTTAATATTGATCGAAGATTAAGTGACAAGCGTAAGCGAGTCCAAATCTATCCAAAGAATCTAAATCAAGAGACTTATCTATTAAAACTTAATGATTCCAACAAGAAGATTATATTTGCCATAGGCCCTGCGGGTACTGGTAAAACTATGTTGGCTGTTCAGTGGGCAATAGATCAGTTGAAATTTGGTGGTGCGGAAAAGATTATAATTACACGACCTGCTGTATCAGTAGACGAGGATCATGGATTCCTCCCAGGAGATCTTAATGAAAAAATGGCTCCTTGGACCAAGCCTATTTTTGATGTACTTGCTGAAAACTTTAATGCTAAAGAAATTCAACACATGATAGAGGAAGGAGTGATTGAGACCAGTCCTTTAGCATACATGAGAGGCAGGACATTCAAAAACGCAGTTGTAGTAGCAGATGAGATGCAAAATGCAACGCCCAGCCAAATGAAGATGTTGCTAACACGATTAGGAACTAACTCTAAGATGGTTGTCACAGGAGACCTACAACAAGCAGACCGCCCTAGCAACAATGGACTATTAGAGTTCTTACAACTCTACAATAATTTTCAAGGATTACGTTATGTTGATCTTGTACATTTTGATGTACAAGACGTCGAACGTCACGAAGCTGTAAAGGAGATACTAGCCATATACGGTGATAGTTAATCTTTAGGAAGGTAGGGGGTCAACCGATCCCCTAGTACCCTCTTATAAAACTCTAACATGTCGTCATAGCCAGCTTCTCTATTGAGGCTGTTTATGATGCATTTTTTTTCTTTAAAGTCAAGAACAACCTTGGCAGTTTGCAAGTGTTTAAGTCTTATATTTCTTCTAAATTCAGTTAGCTCGTCGTACTGGCCATTAGGCTTCTTTACGTAACTAACAATCATGTATCTTTCATTCATCTAGTTTCTCCACAGTTACGCCACATTTGTTTAAGAAATCTAATCCGGCAGTATCTCTATATTCGGTTTTATAGAACACCTGTTTGATTCCTGACTGGAACATACCTTTGGCACAATTCATACAGGGTGCATGAGTAATGAACATAGTTGCCCCGTCGCCACTTTCGTTGGACTTTGCCAACTTCATTAGAGCATTCATCTCAGCATGCAACACTTCTGGTTTAGTTTTTAGGCGATATCTACCTACTTGTTCGTTGCCAGCATTATCGATATATGTGCCAGTATGCGGCCATCCTGCTTCGATCTCATCAACACCTAGCCACCCGCCCCCATCGCACCATTCAATGTCTTCACATGTATTATCCCAACCAGCGGGCATACCGTTCCATGAAAATGAGATAATGTTATCATTTTTAACTACCACTGATCCCACTTGCAGGCGTCGAGCTCTTGACATTTTGGCACATTCTTCTGCCATTGTCATATAAAAATTCTGCATTCTATTATTCATAATAAGTTATAGTAAACAACAACATCATGTTATCGTGCTCTGTACCTTCAAGACGACGTTTAGGAGGGCCCATAACTCGACGCAAAAATGCTCTGGCCTCTTCCTTAGTCATTTCTTTTTTCATTAGACTAGTTTAGCCAATTGTACCAATGTTGCTGCCAGATTAATTTCAGAGTCAACACAGATTGTGTGATCAACTAGACCTTTTTTAATCTGTAAGATGGCCTTGTCTTGATTATCATCAGATCCAAATATATCAATGTTATCATACAACCAACGATACACTTCTTCCATTTCTTCAGCACGCAACTTGCCACACAGCAGTTTACGTGCTTCTGTGATCTTACCAGCTTTGAATAGGGTGACCATGTCAAACTTCCAGTCAGCTTCCCCTGCATCACCTTTGTTAGGTGCTTCAAGTTTTCCATCCTGTGCATTTTGCTGCAACAGTTGTAGACACTTACGCAAGTCTGGATAAGCAACCTTGACATACAGATCCAATGTGTCAAGATCAAAGTCAATATTTTCTTCTACTAGGACTGTGGCAGCTCTAGCAGTGTATTCTGTCATGTCTGTACGTTCAACGTGGAAGCCTTGGCATCGACTGTGGATCGCTGGAATGATACGATTAGGATAGTTACAGGTAAGAATGAAACGAGACGTTGCCGCATATTCCTCCATAACTCCACGCAATGCTGCCTGTGCGTTTGGACTCAGATAATCAGCCTCATCTAACAGCACAACCTTAAACGGCCCAAACGGAATCATCTGTACAAAATTGGTAATCTTATCACGCACATCGTCTACTGAGTTTGTACGACTTGCATTGATTTCTAGCACGTCGTAATCTTCAATGCCAATCTCATTGATGAGAATTTTAGCAAGTGTGGTCTTACCAATACCTGCTGAACCACTCAACAATAGATGTGGAATACTTTTATCTTTGATCCAGGTATTGATCTGTTTACGTTGATGGTCATCACGGAAAACATATCCTTCAACAGTTTTAGGTCTCCACTTTTCTACCCATAGTTCTTTCATAGCTTTGCCTTTTCAATAATATCATTTACTTGATTGTCAATAATGCTTAATTCGTGCAGTCTGTCTGCACAATATCTAAGCTCAACTGCTAGAATATTTCCAGTAGTTTCAGTTTCAACTAATTTAGCAATCTCGTGCAGTGACACAACAGCGTCAATTAGTTTTAGATTTCTTGTCATACTAATTCTTCTACAATGCCTAGAGCTTCTGCTGTAATCAGTAAAATCCCTGCTATATAAAATAAATTGCTTAACAAAGCAATACCTGCCAATATACGAATAGCACTTTTTGCAAGACTGACATAGAAATGTCCCTTGCTGGTATCTTTAGGTTGTATTTCCATTATTGTTTACTAACAAATGGTGCAAGTGCTGGAGGAGTCCATCCTTGAGGTTTAAGGACTTTGCCGTCCTCACGCTTGCGAACTTTACCTGTTTCTTTATCAATTTTAGCAAAGTTAGTCATCATAACTTCTTTCCAAGCACCTTCGGCATCCATGCCAGCTGAGTGTATAGCACCAACAGTAACAACCAGGATGTCAATTAGTGCGTCCAGGGTTTCAACTGGGTCAACTGGATTAACCTGTTCGCCTGTTTCTAAATTAATACCTTGTGCAACCTGTAACTCATCATATTCTTCTTTGATAAGTTTCAAGTACATTTTAAATTGTGCTTGATTGCTGCCATCGATTGATTGATCGCAGGCGGTCATGAACTTCGCCTGATCGCGAAACGGATTAGTCATTGTGTCTCCTTAAGACTTTAATATCTTAAGTATACGCTTTTGTTCTTGTGAGGTCAACCAGTCCTCTTCCAATTGTCCAAAGGTTGGAACATCTCGAAGAGCTTGATCTATGATTTCTTTAAGTTGATAGAGATCTTGTTTGATTTCAAATGTGATAAAGCCCGTGTTGTACGGACTAGCGCACTCACGGACCATGGTGTGTATCTGTTGGGATATGTTAACAACATCCCAATTTTTTCTAAAACCCATTACCGAGCTCCGAAATCCTCTGGACGAATAGTTAAACTTTCTCCGTTGTTGTACTCTTTGCCTAAGTGATAGCCTTCTGGCTTTTCATCAGCGACCATCATAATTGATGCAACTTCAACCTTTTGGAATTCTTTCTCGCCAGCACCATCGTTGATTTTGATCTTACGAGTCCAGCGTCCATGTTCAATAAGAACCCATTGTCCTTCTTTAACATCAACTTCGCAGTTGCTGCCAACCTTATAGACTTCTGCCCACCGTGGTTTAACACCATGAGCCTTACCATCATCACTCTGAATAACAATACCGCTGGATGTTTTCATTTCACCCATGTCCATATTAATAACTAAGATGTCTTTTGATAAAGGTCGTACTTTAATATTCTTAACGCCAAATGACATGTGTTTACCTTATTTTTTATTAGCTCTAGTTCCAACTTCTTCACGCAAGGCGTTAGGATTCTCAGCATAAAAATCCTGCAGAATCTGTTCTTTAGTCTTAACAACCTTGCCACCTTCGCCCAGTTGGTCTCCGCGAGCATTTACTTTCATGTTGCCTACTGCGGGTGTTTTTTCAAAACGTAGACTCATTCTTTCCATGTCTACATCTTTACCACGCATACTTGTATATGATTTACCCATTTTATATCTCCTTGAAGAATTCTTCGATTGGTAGCTTGTATTTAACGCTATCTATCCTATGCACCCCTATCAAATAGAGCACATAACTTGCCACTGAACTACCTCTGCCTACGCCCCATACTACGTTATTTGCCCTCAATGTATCTACCAGATACTTCATAACGTGCAATATATCGTACATGCCGTGTTTAATATATAGCTCTAATTCCTGACTGACTCGATCTTTCTGCTCGTCAGTAGCACACATTCCGTAGAGCATTTCTGTAAGATTTGGATAATAGTCGTTGGGAATAAACCAATGCTTAGAGTTTATTTCTTTTGGGGGTTTTGGATAAGCTAAATGTTCTAAGTGTAAGCGATTAATGTACTGACTTAAGTCAGTTGAAGTTTGGCAATGATCCAAAATATCTGGACCATGCCTCATTACACCTTCAATTAGTTGTTCTATTGTATTAGTCGACATTAATCAATTGACCTAAATCCCCATCAGCTTGTTTCAATTTACGAGTGTGTCTCAAACTGAGCTCCTCTTTGTATATTGTAATGAAAGTTGATAGTTGTGTCAAGAGATCTTGGCTACCTAACCGGGCAGCAGCAAAGTATTTTTTGTTCAATTCAAGAAGTTTATTTTCAATATCTTGATCCTTAAATTCGGTTAGATCGCCGCTAAGTGGATGAAACATTAGCTAAACTGTCCTAGGTAATTTAAAAAGATAGTATCCGGACTGTGCTGCCATGCTTCAATAATTACTGGATCTGTTGCAGAAGTCACTGTAAGCGTTCCGGGAAATGATGCAGATTTTTTAAATACTGTACTGCCGGTAGTGGTGAATGTAATAGTTCTTGCAGTTCCGTCACCGTATAGTTCCATAGTAACCTTACCCACAGCTTCCGAAACTGCCGGAAATCCATTAAAGCCAACAGCAGTATTTGCATTAACAGCAAAAATTTGATACGATCCGCTACCAAATTCTATATTAATTGTTCCATTTGATATTGGCAATTCAGAAGGAACAATTTTGTCTACATTATTTTGAAAAGTTGCATTCAAGATTAAAAATCTATTTAGATCGTTATCCTGATCTACTCGAACTACATTGTCTTGTAGATCTTCAATTTCAGTTTTAGCAGATGCAAAGTTTGTTTTGATAGTATCAAAATTGTCTCTAAACACCTGCGTGTCGTTATCCTGTCCAGCTACAGGAAAGTTTTCATTTATTGCTGCGGTATTAATATTGCTCGTCACGGTAATTTTTCTCCACGTTGCGGAAATGCAAGGTATTTATCCTCTATGTTCCCGTCTATAATATCTATTATATATCTGTCTGCTTCAAAGTCGATAGATTTAAAATCAAACCCATTTGCTCGAATTCTTGACAATACTGCGACCGAACTTCCAGGAACACAGTAACATAAAGGTAGAGCTTTGGTGTATCCAAGTTCATAATTTGCAGAATCTTGAATACTACGCATCCAGAGAGGCAAAAACTCTCTGTCTCGTTGTCCTACATCTTGAATACGCTTTCGCATATTTTTAATACTGTTGGGAAATACTCGTTGATGATCGCTGTCACTGACTAGGGGAATATCACTGTCAACATTGATAGCATCATAGCTAATTAGAACTTTACTTTTTATTGTATTAGATAAGTTAACAGTGCTACTGATACTTTTTCCATTCTTTTCTAGATCGTCAACGATCTCTACGTATATTAATTCGTATATAGTTTCTTGTGTAGTTAAATCTTTAGCCTTGGCTACTTTTAGATCTCCAAACTTTAATCGTTTGTTGTTGTGATTTCTACTCATAGCCTGTACATACTTAACTGCTTCGGTACTTTCTATTCCTGCATAAACAAGTATTTGTAAGTTTGTCTGGATACCAAAATTTGGATCTCCGTATCGATACATGCTGCTAGTTTCAAAAATAGTAGAATCGGTAATAAAATTATACCATGCCAGTCTTTTATCTTTAGATTGAAATGCTTTTAAATACAAGTTAGCAAATGTTATGTTGGTATTTGCAACTACAGTTATAAAGAATGTTTTATTCAATGTGGCAAAATTTACACTGTCTCTTGCTTTTACAGTAAACGTAAATCTTTTATCAAAACTAGTTGTATTTGTATCCCAGATTTCATTAAAATTTCTAGAAGCAGTTGAACTATCCTCTGCACTGTCAGCTCTTTCGTAAAATCTTGTCAAGCCAGGCCCATTATCGTCTGCAAATTGTTTAACCTTGCCTTCAATTAGTCCAGTAGGATAAAATGTTAACCCTGGAGGCAATCTACCCGAAACAAATTCATATCCTACCCTGTTACTGTATAATAGACTTTCTGCCTTTACTACTAACGTGCTTGGCTGATTGGGTTTAATATATCCTAGGTCGGCGTCCGAGATCCAGGCAACTGCACTTTCAATTTCTCCAATAATATCTACTGTAAATGTTTTATCAGTGAATGCAGTTGCAGGATACCAATATGTCTCGTCGGTAGGGATTCTGTTTTTATGAGCTACAATACATATATAAATAATGCCTAAAAATTCAATAGCATCGTTGATATTATAAGTTGAGGAAGATAGCCAATTGCTTCTATAAGTATACGAACTGTATGCCAATGCAGCTGGAAAATTTGTTGCCCTAACAGTAAATATATATGTACGAGTAATCCTTGCTTGATATGGCACTCGACCTGCTAAGTTTCCAGTAGCAGTATCTAATTCTAATCCTGGAGGCAATTCGCTATCGCTGTTATCTGGATTTTCAGGAAGAACAAAATAGGTAATAGTCCCAGTTAGTGCTGGTGGATCGTAGACTTCTAAAAAGATAGTTACATAGTTATTGGCTCTAACACGACCTAGATTACTTTCAGTAATCCAAAGAGGAACCCTAAATCCACTAGCATCTGCTTGAAACAAGTTTGTATCAACTTGAACTATACTGTTATCGGCCTGTAGAAATTCTTCAGTGACAACATAAATTTTAAACAATCTTGTTTCTGAATAAATTCCATCAGTGACTCCGACTAAGAAATTATAAATTCTACTTAGTCGTGGAGGAGTGCGGCTTGGCTCGTTGTAATCAAATGTTACATTGTCATATAAGAATGTATCATAACCGTTAGACTTGGCTTCTACAAAATCTAACGGAGTAACGTCTAATGGAGCAGTATCGTAACCACCGTAGATACTCCCTGTGTATTCTAAAGCAAATATTGGATCAGTAAATCCTGAAATAATTCCTGTACTACTTAACGATAATCCTGGAGGTAGTTGTCCGCCATTAGGCACTAGATAAAATGTTAATGCATCACCTGCTATAAGATCCGGATCACGAGCTTCCAATTGAAAGTCAACTTGTGCATTATCTAGAACAAAGTATGCTTCGCCTTGACCTACGTTTAGAAATCCTTCTCGAGTTAACCATGCTGGTTGATCAGATCCGTCCACACCTAATATAAAAGTTCTATCTTCAATATCTAACCCATCGTCTGCACGAACAACAAACTTACTCTCTGTGTAGATCCGCTGTTCAACAGGGGAACCGAGTATTTGATTTTCAGTTAATCGTAAACCACGAGGTAAGTGCCCCGCAATAATAGAAAAAGTAATTGTACCTACATCAGAAGATGCAGACAGCGGAATAGTCACGCTAATGCGTTCAGTTAATAATCCTAAACTGCCAGCGGATGTAATCCAGGTAATCATCTGGACAGCTCCTTAAATAATGGTACCACAATCTAAACTAACTGTTCCAGGAAGTGTAATGAAGCCAAAATCAATATTTGATGCAGCATAAACTAACTGCATAGCATTGTCAAATTCTCCAGTAATAGATCCAAAATCATAAGATGTTAATATATCAGTTACAGGAATAATAGTTTTAAATAATATCGACGATCCTGAAGTAGTTACTTCGATATCTTTTCTACTTGTAACTGATCCAGGAGCAGCAGTTCCACTTAGCGTGATCTGTTGATGGGTAGAAGCTAGCATGTTACCTGAATCAGTATCAAATCTAATAAACGCATCCGGTGCAGTGTTATTAATAATAATGGCAGTATCAGTTTCGTCTAACAGTACTTTAGTACCAGACACTAGCTTTTTAAATTCTAAATTAGTTCCCGTCTTTTGTTTAAAAACTCCAGACCCTGTTACGCCAACATTAGACGCTGTGATAGTTAACTGCGTACTTAAATCTGCAAAGTTGGCATTGACCTTTTGAAAGGCGGTGCGGAGATCATCTCCTAGCCCATCATTTACTTGATTACCAATGTTGATTGTTTGTACTGTCATTATGCGCTCTCTTTGTAGTATTTAGCTGGATCTTACCTTTGCTAACCCTAGCATGCTTAGGGTGCGAATCCAGAACCAACCTTCATCAAATTCCCACCACTTTTTACTAAATTTAGCACTTGCTCCATCGGCGTGATGATTAGAATGGAGCTCCTCACCTGAAATCCATATGCCCCATGGAATTAAGTTAGTTGATGAATCTTTAGCATTGGGATTTTTGTATCCCCACCAGTGTGCTAGTCCATTGATCACACCGGCTGCCCAGAATGGAATCCAAATCATTTGAATACCCCACACTAACAGTCCCCACGGCCCAAATAATACAAGGTCTATGACCAACATTAAGAGAATGCCCAGGCGGCTGTGTGCAGAGTACACGTGACGTTCCATCCAGTCATCTGGACAGCCTATACTCAATCTCTCAACCATTTCCGTATCCTTGCTGGCAGTGTGATACAAGACAGCGCCACCAAACAACACACGCCATATGCCGTAGATCTGTGGTGAATGTGGATCGCCCTCTACATCGCTACGTTGATGATGGCGGCGATGGATTGCCACCCACTGTGCTGTGACCATACCCGTGGTCAGGAACAGCCAGAAACGCATGAAGTGTGCTACTACAGGGTTGAATGTCACCCCTTTGTGTGCTTGACTGCGATGTAGATACAGGGTCACGCACAGTATGGTGATGTGTGTTACTACCAGGGTGTATAGGACTATGTTCATGGAGATATTTATGCAATAGGTCCAATCGCCGCTGCAATTCTATCTAATGCTGCTGCCACTGTAGTAGGAGTAGTGCCGCTCCAGTCTCCAGATACAGCAGGTGTATATGTTGAATTGTAAAGCTCGGTAAAGTTGGCATTGACTTTTTGGAACGCTGCCCGTAAGCTGTCGCCTTTTTTATCGTTGGCCGCTGTGCCTACGTTGATCGTTTGTTTGGTCATTTATT